CCGATCTCAATGGCAGCGTTTACGTCTCCCTGTGATTGCCCAACAGCCGGACCAGCCGACGCGCCTGTATCGGCAGATAACCCGCCAACGGTGTCACCCATTCTTACGGATGCTGCATTTTCATTCCCAGCACTTGTATCTTGACGTGCCGCTTGATCCGCTGAGCTTTGCTCCGATTGTGATACGCTATCGGCGCGAACATTATCCCCTCCGCCGCCTTCTCCGCCTTCGCTATGGTCGCTATCATCAAACTCAAGCAAGCCCGTCTTAGGGTTAATCTTCCCCGAACCGCCGCGCTTCTTCAGCAGCTTTGCTTCACGTGGGTTGATATGGGCAAGGATCGTGTCATTACCACGCCCCATAGCCTGAGCAATGCGAAGTGCGTCTTTAACGCTTTTAGGATTCATAAGTGTCACCATACCTGCGAGATAAATTTAATGCATGATCAACAATTGAACCGCCATGCGCGTAAGTTGTTGGCTGACCATCTTGTCCGCCATACATTGCCCCTGCTCCAGCGGCTCCCATCATTCCATATAAAGGTATTTCACTTCTGACTAAACCACGACGGACAACTTCTGCAGGGGACATGCCGGTAAGCCTACTAGTGCGCTCAATGGCTTCGTTTACAATACCAATCATTGGTTGCGCTTTAAATCCGCCTTTGGTTTTAGCGTCTTTTAAGCCAGCCCAAGCGACTTCTTGAAAATAACGAGGATCAACACCTTGCTTAATCGCTTCATCGGCTAGTGCAGACTCATAATGCCCATAACTACCAGTGGGTGGCATGCCCATTTTAGGATCCCAAGCACCTGACATTTGTTCATCTAAAGTAGCACCCTTTTTTCCTAAAAAATTGCCAGAAAAATTGTATCGTTTGGGGTTAGCAATAGGGTCAATACCTGCATTTTCCATAATCATTTTGCGGTATTGTTCCATATTCCCAGTAACATACCGACCGCCAATTGGGAAAGGCATTTCATAAGAAGGGGGTATTTGAGTAAGCCCTTTATTTTTTAGATAATTTCCATAATGAGCCATCATCAAATTTGACGTTGGATCAGCACCACCGGTTGTGGCAGCCATTGGGTCCGCAAATCGTTCTTTAAAAAGAGCTTTACCTTGTTCAGGACCATACTCTTTTACAAACTCATCTTGCAGTTGTTTCATAAAATACCAATTTTCAGAACTTTCTTTTTGTTCAAGTCCTCTTTGATATCCTTGAGTTAATTTTCCTAACCCTTCTGGGTCATGAGCCAATGCTTCATATTTTTCAATGGTTTCTGGGCGCTGTTTGACAATTTGAGTTGTTTCAAAATTATGTTCTGGGTAGTCAGCAGGATTGACATCTGCACGTTCAGACAATTTGAAGTACGGGCTGTAATTACCTTCATCAATGTCTTTTTGAGCCGCAACACGTGCTTTTTGGACAAGCAAAGCTTCATCGCTTAATTGCTTCGCCAAATAAGGCTTTCCAGAAATTTTATCAACAGCTTCAACGGGTGGCGCAATAAGTGGGTAACGCTCCTGCAATTGAGGAAAAATTTGAGTGTTACGATTTTGTGGTGGTTTATGGGTTAAATTAGCTGGTATTTCACTAAGATTGCTAACTTCAGCACTAGTAATATCCCCGGTTGTCATATTGCGAATATTGGGTGCTTTAACAGTTTTTTCTACCGGCCCTGCACCCATGCGAAGAACATTGCCAGCACCTTGCCCTGCTTCTCCAGCTAATGCACTAGTACCATAACCCATGCCCATTAAGCCTAAAGCCATTTTAATGGCCGCAGCTTGCTGTTCTTCTGGGCTTAATTCGCCACGATAAACTTGACCTGCTGGCTCTACAATGTCGTGATATTGACCCTTAAGTGATTCTCCGACAGACCCAGCAACATTTCTTAAAGCTTCGTCACGTCCTTGAGCCGTATATCTTGCCCTTACCAATTGTGCGGGGGATACAGTTTGGGAGCGTTGCATATTTTGATACGCAGCGGCTGGTAAACTTTGAAAATATTGCCGCAAACCAGCACCCGCCGACCGCATTTGATCGCCAGATGACGCTACATCATTTTCAGTTACCAAATTACTTGGTTGGCGAGCTACCCGCAAAGCATCTGATACGTCTGAATCGTCCCATGTGTCAGCCATGATATACCTACTGGATTATGCCACCGGGGGTGGGTGTCATTGGCTGTTCATTGCCTTCAAGGCGCTGAATCATGCCCGGATCAAGGAGTTGCTGCACAATGCCAAGCCCTTGCGGGTTCATTGCCATCTCTTCAGCCAACTTAACTGCCGCTAAACGCTCCCGACTTTCACGATCACGCTTGCGGTTGGTTGCATCTAACTGTGCATCAATGTTTTTCTGTTTAATTTCGGCCATCTTGACTTGATCTTGCGGCGATAAGCCTTGCTGGCCATTAGTTTTAGACTGCATGTCCTGAACTTTGGCCTGAGCCTCCATCATTTTGGACTGCGCAGTAATCATAGCAGCCTGACCAGCCATCGCAGCGGCTTGTGCTTGTGGATCGGGCGGCGCTGGCTGATTTTGCGTATCCCGCAGCAATGCAGTCGGGTTGCCCCAGCCTAATGTAAGCAATGCTTCACGGTTTACGGCGTCTAAGTTGTACAAGTCAGGCGCTTGCTGAGCCAATTGGATCAATGCAGTGACCTTCATGACGCGCTGGATGTGGCTTGCCGTGTTTGGATCGGCTTGTGGCACCAATTCATAGTTATCCAAGGCCGAAAGGAACGTCTGTTCGTCCCATTGACCCGCTGGACGCTTGTTGCGCTGCCAAAAAGAGTTAGGATGCTCCCTAAAGCATTGTGCAATAAGCTGAAATTCGTCTGCCTGAGCCGCATGAAGCCGTTTATGGACGCTGTTAAGCACCTTTTGGGCTTGTTCAATGATTGCAAGCGTTGTGCCGACCGGTGCATCCTGCTTACCTTCGCCAACTTGCATCTCAGCAGTGCCGCCAACGCGCTGTCCGTACTGACTAATCTGCTCAGCGAAGTTAGCCAAGGCTCCAGATGGCTCTTTATAAGGCAATGGCATGACGGATTGCTGAATAGACATGCCCGCCGTATCAATTTGAGCGCCACCGCCGGGTGGAATGCGGAAAATGTTACTATTTTGACGCCCAGATGTCTTGGCATACAAGAATCCGGGGAAGTTGGCATACATACCGGCATCTAAAAGCTCACGCCACACTGCCGTAAGGGCATTAGTCGTGTTGCCAAGGATGTGCAGCAAGCCCATTCCATAGAATTTAAGGCCGGGAATAAAGTCATACTTAACAAAATGGCTTATAGCCTCTGGCAATTCGGCGTCATCTTCCGAATAATTGCGAACAATGTTCAAAATTTTCTTGGAAGAGGCGTCAATCGTCACCCGATATGGCACTTCAAGGCCAGTAATTTCACCGTCAATCTTGTGTTCGTAACCGCTAACGTCCAATTCGCAATAGCATTCGTAAATCTCACGGTCGCGATCTTCCGCAACCATAACATCCGACTGCGTACCCTGAATGGCAGCTTTTTCAAGCTGCACAGCGTCTAGGTTTTTTTGTTTAGGCTCGCCAAGCTCAACGTCACGATATGCACCAATGATCTGCATGCGTTTAACAACAGAAGGGCGCATTGATATACGGTGAGTAACTCGTCTAGCATTGGAGATGTCAGTCGCTTCATTGTTAACAATCAAGTCATCAGCATCAACCGTTTCAGAAACGGGGCGATTCCTTAATGGACAAAAGTAAACTTTCTTAAAGGATGACCCGCCAAAGCCCAACATAAACAGCATTTTGTCGGTATCTGGGTAATATTCTTTAGCCGTTACCGTCAAATAATGGTTAAAATCACGCTCAAGATAGTCCGCTTGCTGGTCTACGTCAGGCGAATCTTGATTGCTGTCTACTCTTACTTTGACAGGGCCGTCCGTTGGCAATAGTTCCGCCCTAGCATTCGCTTGAAAACGCAAGACGGATTCGAGCAGGAGCGGATGACGTATACGGGACATTCCTTCGACAGGAGCGCCGTCTGCCGTGCCTTGTTGACCC